TTCGAATGTCGTTCATAGCCATGTACCGTGCATCAGCTTCAGAGATACCCTTTTTGTATACCTCTTCCATGCCGGAGATGTCCATGTATTCTAGCTCTTCTTTGGTAATACCCCGGTCACGAAGGTTACGACCGATGCCGATAGTGTCGATGCCGAGCGTATCTTGGTACACTTGGCAGACCATTCCTTCGTGTTCGATTACTTTATCAAGCAGGTGGCTTGTGTCGTATTTCACTTTGTATGCACTTTCTGTACATCAAATGATGCACGAGTAGACCCGCCCTTGTGAGGTTTATATCCGCCGGGAGGATTTTTCATAAGTTTGTAACTTTTACCGGACTTCATCCAATGATATCCTTTGGGTGCTTGTACTGATTTTTTCATCTACTTCTTTCCTTCGTTGCTCATCCAAACGCCAAACGCACCTGTCATAGCTCCCATAACAACGGAGACAAACGCTGATTGTGGTGCTGTCGGGTCTTCCAAGCTCATAAACCACTCTGCACAACGCCAACTCATCAAGGTCATTATCAGCATCATAAATCGTGGAAGTATTTTCCATTCTAAGATTTGCTTCGAACTCACTTGGTCAGTCCTTTGACCTTTTCTACTGTTCTCAAGCCGCCAAGTCCTAACATGCCAAGAAGAACAGTCATTAGGCTATCCATGTCAAACACAGGTAACTCAGGTAGTTCCATACCTGCCATTCCTGCACCGAAAATAATGAACGGAGCTAGGATAAAATGCCATGCCATCGCAAAAGAAAGCACCCACCCAAGAAAGGGACGCCAACCCGCTACAAAAATAGACCGATGCTGGGCTTCGGCCTTGTTTATTTCGAGTTGCCCCATCGCTTGTTGCTGGGCATGTTTTTGAGACATCGTGGCTATTTCATGGGCCAGCCTTGCCTTTTGGTCTTTGTCTTCAATAAACTGGTCAAGAAGATTTGTTACGGGACCGATAAGATTTGCTAACATTTCCATCTCTTTCTTGCTTGGCGAAGACGGCTGTTCGGGTCTTTCGCTGCTTTCGGAAACTTCTTCATTTGTCCGGCAGACCGCGCACAGAAAGACTTGCGTCGTTTGGCGTCCTTGCTTCCGGCTTTTACCTTTCCGGTCACCGCTGTCTTGAGCTTCGAACCGGGATTCTTTTTTCTATATTCCTTGACGCCTTTTGCTGTCATACCCGCACCAGACTTGGTAGGGCGGTAGTTTGCGCTTTTGCCTGTTGTTGATTTTTTAATTGGGTTTTCTTTTTTACGAGGTGCCATCGTTATTTTTTCTTTTTGGCAGTGCCGCCTTTAGCCATCTTTCTAATAGCTCCGCCTCTAGCTCTAGGCTGTGACATAGTTGTATTTGAACGTTTTTTAGCTGTGTTTTTAAGAAGTTTTACGTCCTGATCGGATAGTGTTCTACCACCTTTAGAAATAGGGTTTTTTAAAAGTTTCTTATCCTGATCGGATATTGTTCTACCGCCTTTAGAAGTGTAACTACCTAAAATATCTTGAATTTTAGTAAGGGCTTCTTGAGATGTAAGGGTAGTTTTTTTAGCCATGATAATCTCCTGTAGGCTATCAAGAGGGTTTACCCCCGGCAAGGTTAGTTGCTTTTATCATATTAATTAAAAGTCGTCAAGGGGGAAAGTTACCCCTCCCCCTCAACTAAGTTGTTTATGCAAATGGTGCGCCGACGCCGGGGTCACCCATATCACACATCACTGCAATACAACGAATTTTACCGTCGAATGCTGCAGTAACACCGAGAATGTCAATGTTGTCTGCTGCAGTGTAAAGTTTAGCAGTTTGACCAAACTCCTGTGCAATAGCGGAACCGCTAACGTCAGTTACCCAAGTATCTGCAGCACCAGCGTCACCCATGTCTATTGTAGGTGAGCCTGTAGATGCAGCTTGAAATACTTCGATACCAGCCATCAAAACCAGAGTATTATCTGGAACTTCAAAGACGTTCACAATGTCGCCAGCGGCAAGAGAAGTAGATGTGAAGTCAAGAACAACTTCGACAGTCTGCATCTTCCTACCAAGAGGGATACCTGCTACGGCACCCGTTACGTTGTAAGTAGCCATTAGTAAATCTCCCTACTAGTCTAAGCTAACAACGCCACGAACGATGGCTTCTGGGCGAAGGACTTTACGTCCAAACACATGAAGACCACGAACGATGTCGCTGAAGGTTTCAGTTGAGCGAACAACTTCTGTTTTCGCGATGTGCGAAGCAGTAGCTGTTGAGGACATATGACCCGCAAGAATTGCGTTTTCAGTGCCATCAGTTGCTAAACCTGTGAGTGTTATTTGGTCGGTGCCGCCTGTAGAAACAAGAGCAGTTGACTTATAGCACTGGAAGCCAGCAATGTTGCCCAGCGATACAAGGCCGTTACGCAGAGGTGAAGTTGCATCGCCAGTAACCTGTACTTCTGCAAACTTCGAACCTGCTGAAAACAGGTGCTTGTAAAAAGCTGGAGGAGCAACAAACCAACGGTTCTCTTCCGGAACTGATTGTTCGTCCAAAGCCTGTGCCATGATAAGCATGGTATTGATTGCTAAATCACCGGGAGTAGAGTTACCACCGATATCCAGAGCAGAACCAAGTGTACCGATACCACTAACTTGAGAAGTAGCAGCACCTGATTCGCCTGTCAGGCCAGCGTTAGTTGCTATTGAGTCCAGAACGTTAGCGTCGTACTTACGCTTCAGGGAATATGCACCTGAAGAAGTCGCAAGAGCTTCGAAGTTAACGTGTGACTGACGCTCTTCAATGTCGTCAATCTTGAACGCAAAAGCGTTTGCTTGGTCAACAACCATTGTGATTTGGTCATCAGCTAAGTCTTGTGGGTTAACCACTGAACCACGTGAGTACGCAGATACGGTGATTGTTGGTTCTTTAATGATACGAACTGTATCGCCAAAGTTCTCAATTTCGCCAGCATAGTCGGTGTTGGTAATGTCTTCCGCAACCGAAGCGCGACGAAAGAATTTGAGAACCTTTTGGCTGAAAATTTCTGGTGTAAAGTTACCAGAAGGCAGGTTATTATAACCTGATGCGCTATCAAAAGCCATTGGTCTTTTCCTTCTTTGTTTGAGGTTAGTTTAAGAGTTGAAGTCGATTCGCCCTTCAGACCTTGCAGAGTCCAGTTCGCTTTCTAACTTTTCGAACTCGTGGGGTTTCATCTTGGCGATTTGCGAAGCTTTCCAGATACGTTTATTCCCATCGTTTTCAGACGTTATGTCCCTTGCTCTAGGAGCCGACACTGCTGCTGCAGGATCGTTCGTACTGGTCTTCTTCTTTTTTGTAGTAATTCCTGCATCTACTTTGTACAGATCAATTACTCGCGCAGCCCATTTAACATCCGTATTATTTTTGTAAATTCCATCAGAGATGTTTTTTGGTTGCTCTTCAAGCCACGCTAAGAACTTGTCACTTTTTCTAAGATCATCAAAGTCTGAGTGCATGTTCTTTAATTCACGATACGCATTTTGAACCTCAAGATTCTTTTCCTTTTCACGAAGGGATTCAATCTCCTTTTGTAACTCGGTAGTTCTTTCACTAGCTTGCATTGCTGCAACAGTTTCTACAACTCCGTATACGTCGGGATATTGTTCCTTAAATTGGTCCAACTCTTCGGCAGTTTTTGGTAAACGAACGTTGTTTTCTTGTAGTTTTTGAGTCGCTCGTTCCTCTAATTCTGCTTCTTTTTTCTGAAACTCTTTTAGTTTGTCATCGTAATGACGTTTTAGATCATCATACCGTTTTTTGTAATCGTGATCTGGAGCAGCTTCAGTTTTTGTCGTAGCAAAGCTTTCGTTGGTCTCTTGTTCGTCTGTTGAACTAGCTTCAGTTGTCTCTACATCTTGAGGGGTATCGTCATCGTCATCGTAAACGTCTTTTCGATAGTTGCCTCTGTAAAGGCTGTCACTGTTAATAGTTCCAAAGGAATCATTAGGTTTATTTGCGCGATGACCGCGAACTTTTTTTTGGGTTGCCATTTTATTTACCTCATATTACGGGGCCACATGGCTGTGGGTAGCCGCTTCGGTTGTGTCAGGGCCGCTAGGCGGGTAGCTGACGAATTACTATAGACCCGACATAACTTTCTGTGCGTACGTCTGACCTTCTCCGTACGAGGATAAGGCAGATTCAAGAGAGTCGTGATCTTGTAATTTTTGACGAAGAACAAGATTAGACACGTTGTCGTAATGCTGTTCGTGCATCTCAACAGGTACAACTCCTACGCCGTAGCTATTAAGTTTGTTCTTCAATTCTTTTGATGTGGCTTGTTTTTTTCCGTCACGGTATATACTACCGTACTTTTCCACATTAACTTTGTCGTCGCCCTGTTGAATAAGGGTATCAATGTACTCTTTTTCGTCAGGCTTTAAAAACTTGTAATCAGGACTGCGTTCTTTAAAGTCCTTTAGGGTTGATGCTGTTATCTGCATTGGCCCGAAAGCGGAGGATGCCGCGCCTTTTCTACGAACGCCAGTAAATATGTAAGGGTTATCTTCGTAGCCTTTTATTTCTACGTCTTGGATTGCGTTTTTAATATCACCAAAACGATAATCAAAAAACGTATCATCTAGTAAAGTAGGTAAGGGTGTATCGGGAATACCTTGCTGATAGATAAATCCTTGCTCATTTCTTGGAATATCTCCTAGTGATACGTCAATGTTTTGCCGAACACCCGGTAATAATCCGCCTGTTGTTACAAGATCTCCCATTGCAAAACCTTGTTCGTTTCCATCTTTAGCTTCGGCTTGACGACGAGCAACTTCGTCTTTTCCACGATTGTTGATTTTGCGAAGTCTATCGTATCCAATAACACCTGCTAATTCAGGAGGGACAACTACTTCACCACTAGAAATAAGAATGTCAACTTCTTCTTCTGTTAGTATTTTAGGGCTGATAGAAGTTTTGTCAACCGTTTTTCCAAGATCAAGGTAAGCTTCCATCAACATTTTTTTAATATCTTGACTTCCTGCAACCTCTACAGCCGGAGCATTGATAATAAAAGATCCTTCTGGAACACTAATAGGTTTGTCGTCGGCTACTGTTTTTTCAGGGCTAAAGTTTTCTGGTTCGCCATCGATAAATCCAGCGGGAGCAGATAGTCCGGATTGCTGTTGGGCTACGGCCTGTTCCGCTTGTGGCAGACCTCCTGCAGCAAAACCTCCTGTTGGACCAAAAGACTGCCCTTTACCGCCGCCTTCTTTTCCTATTCCGCTGCCCTGCCCCTGACCATCAAAGCCGCTTGATCTTCCGGCTTCACTCATTGTTTTACCAAATGATTTCGTAGCAGTACCGTATTCTTCAGGACTGGCTGCGGTTCTTTCAACACCAACCCGTGCTTCTGTGTACCGTCCTCCAAATTTAGTCGGGTCTCCCTGTTGCTCTGCGTAGTTATTAACAAAATTGTTTATGTCTTGATATCTGTATCCTTGATCTTCAAGAGCCTTGATGTTTCCAGACAGCTTACCGTCTACAAGAGCTACAGTCATTCCGTTTAAAGTAAAAACACCGTTACCTTTTTCTCCCATCGCAGCATTTAATGCAGCAGTTTCTATTTTGTTTTGCATCATTCCTGCTCCCAAACCCATAAACGGAGAAAGCATTCCCGCTCCAAGAAGACCTACGTTAGGTGCAGTAGCTCTAACTTGTCCTGTAGCTTTGTTGTAAGTTGGAGTCATACCAAAGGCTTTTGAACCAAATAGCTCTGGGTATGTAGAGGGTTTCGTTATTGAAGCACTGCTATACCCTTGTGCTTCCTGTAGCTGATCAAGAGTTGCAGGAACAACAGGGCCTATTGTAAGCCCCCCATCTTGACTTGTAAATGTTTGTGATCCGGGAAATGTTTCAGTTTCCGATGATATAATAGTTCCGGGAGATGTGATGTCTCTACCATCGCCAGCATTGGTAGATTCTACTGTCATTGCTGGAGGAGGAGGAGGCAAGGGAAAGGAGGTTTGAACAAATTGTTTTGGTCGAGGGGCCATCGGTACAAAAGGTGCAGCGTATCCCA